ACATGACAAGTGATTTACCGGTATGGACACCCGCCATAATGACAGACAGGGTCTTATTCGATAGTCCGCCCTCGGTGATCTTATCAAAAATCTCAAGGCCAAACGGAATACGCTCGTCAGTTCGTGTGTAGTACTCCCAACGGGCTTCAGCGTCTTCATAGTAGTCATGCCCTACCGACTTATCAAATGACACTGCAAGGGCGTCTGAGAGCATGGATGGGATAGCTCCCTTGTCCTTGCTTTCATGTTGCCCCGTAATGATCGATACGCTTTCAACAATCGCGAGATGAAGGGCTCTCTCTTGAGCCCATGCCTCGGTTTTTTCAAGAAGCCAATCGGTGGCTGACTGGGTGCCGTCAAACACAACTTCGATTAGTGAACTTATTTCGGCGGCATTGCCCGGTGTAACCAATCGTGATTCACCGATTTCAACAAGGATTGAATCCTTGTCCGGAAGTTTATTATATTGCCTAACGTAGTCGATAAGCACATCAAACAGTACTGCATGGGAGCCGTCGAAATATTCTCTCTTCAGATGTGGCGACACCTGTCTGGTGTAGTCTTCATTTACAATCAGGTTCCTGATTATCAGTGATTCGATCTGCATTCACTTGGTCTCTTTCAATTACAATTCCATCATCATCAACATATTCTATAGCGTCGTTAAGTCGAATTGTGCTGTCAAGAATACGGCCCGCAAATCTATTGAAGTCATCGACGTCAAGAATTAAATCCTTGTTGGTGAGAATTGTTCGCTCAAATGTGACGCTGCAATACTCCTCATCATCCTTGTCCGAAATAAATTCTTTGAATTTGACGGCACCAAATCGAAACTGGACCCCAATATAACTACCCGACCGGATCTCGATGATTATATGTTTTTCGTCATTTGGGTCAGGAAGGATGATATAGTCTTTATTTTCCTTAAGCATCATCTTCGTCCATAAATCCAAAAGAGTCTTCGTCCATTATCGGTCCTTCGGGCAAACTATATTTGGTCTTGATGAAATCGTAGAGGGTGCCTTTAGTTAGAAGGCGTTTCCATAGTGCGGCATTTTTGATGATGTCATTCTTGCGCATTTTGTTGCCCAGAACTTCACCGGTCTCCAAATCAATTTCGCTGTACCATGCACCAGATTGTAAAATCGATCCGTGTTCGATAGCATTCTCAAGCAGACCACTGAACATCATGATTCCACCCGAACGTTTCACATTGATTTCGATCCGCTTGCCCTCAAAGACAAAACGAGACTTTTCGATTTTAATGTTGAAATCGTAGCCTTGGACTTCTTTCTCACCAGACTTCTTATCTTGGGAGCGCCCGATAATCCAAATGTTGTCTGCCGAATAGTAAACGCCTGTACCACCGGAAACGATGTCACGGGGTGTGCTGGACAGCTCCTTGTACGTGTGGTTAACCACCACCATAGGAATATCTTTCAATGTCAGATGGGGTGTAACGATACGAAATACACTCTTAAGATGTTTCGCACGTGTCATGTCCGCAACATCTTTGCCTTCAAGAGCATCAGCGGCTTCCTTGTTGGAAGCCAGATTACCGACCGAATCCACCAAAATCATAACGTCGTCATCCTTTTCAATAACGTTAAGGAACTTGGTGATCTGATGTTTCAGTTGGTTGATGTCCACGATAGGGACATGAACAACCTTATCTGGATCAACACCAAACGATTTGAAATATTCTGCCGGTGAGCCAAACTCTGAGTCGAAAAAGATGATCTTGCCATTGGGCCGGGCTCGTAAAAAGGAGCCAGCCAGTAACAATGCAAATGAGGTTTTGAAGTGCTTGCTTGGACCTGCCAATACGGTGAGGCCTCTTGTAAGTCCGCCGTCAACCCTGCCACTGAGTGCAACGTTGATCATCGGGACTGGAGTTCGTATGTGTTCTTTTTCAGTAAATATTTTGGATTCTGATAAAATACTGGTATGCTCTAAACTGTTCGCCTTGAACAGTCGACTCGTTAAATCCATGTTTCATCCTTGTTTTTATTTTTATTTTGGATGTATTGGTTATAACACAAAAAGAGAGTGAAGTCAACCAATCTCTTCTGTGTTAACCCCACCGGGGTTTTCCCTCCATGGGGAATTCTCGATGGTGTGCTTCGTCAATATTGGTCGGGAGACGTACTCAAATATCAATTTGTTTCCGTGGCCTCTTCCCAAAATCGTGAGGGTGCCAACCCGAAAAACTCTGCCCCAGATGCCTTGTTTAATCGTGATGGCCTCGATAGCAGATAATTTGATTTCGTTTGTGTCGCGGGTCAGGAAGCCCTTCTTGTATATAATTCTTCGGTTAGTCACGATATGGACATCACAGGTGATCGCTTTCCACCACAAGCATATTGTGGTGATCCACAACAAAAGTGGAGGAATAACAACCCACCAAGTCAGAGCGATGGGTAGGAAATATGTGACAACGCCTAATACCAAGCCAATCCCTTGCGGGATTAAAGCAAGCTTGATAAAGTGCGTATTCATGTACCGCGTCCAATGATACCCAAAAGTCAAAATCAACTCTTCATGGTCTGTCAGTGTGCGGACAACGTATTTTCTATCCATTTCATTTCTCTGTTAGTCTTGGTTTAATCCCTCACCAGAGCCTATGTCAAACGCATATTTTTCAACGGCTGCAAAGTCACATATCAATGGTGAACCGGGCCAGAACATTATGCGCCAGCCTTTACCTTCAATGTCATACTCTTCTTTGATGTATGGGTCAAGGTCATGAATGCCTTTTCCGGCATTAGCCAAACCCTTTTCGATATCTTCAAACGAATCCTTATCCGAGAAATCAATGCTGAGAGATGGCAGGCCCGGTAAAACCTTCATGTCAACTGGGATCGGTTTGGGTGCGTAATCAGCAATGATCTCTGGACTGTGAATAATCACATCCTCATCATCCGTGGTTATTCGTACCGCGTGCATGAAGAATGTTTTGTCGGGGATGTTTCCAACCGCAAAATCGCCTTCACCATTCACGCCCTTACCTGCCCAAACACCGTAGACGATGACCTTACCTGATTCTTTCATATCACCGCGGAGGCGATTGGCAAGGGCGAGAAATGCCTTACGACGGAGGTTCACCCACGCCTGAAAGTCAGACCGGCCTTCGGTATGGCCAGCAGTGACGTCATTGGTCTTGCCGTCCCCATCTTTGGCAGCACGTTCAATATGCACCTCTACATCATAGCCAGCCACCATAATTTTCGGGAAAAAGTCAATAACGATATCGCGCTCTTCTTTGATAAGCTGACTAAAAATTTTGATCTCTGGAAAAGTCTTACTCATTCTTCATTGTCCTCTTCGATATATAATAATTCTTCGGCTCTGGTTATCATTTCATCAAGGTCCATGTCGTCATTTCCAACAAGAAGCCTTGAGAGTAAGACTAATTTTCGTTCGGGCTTGATGTCCTTGGCCTCGTCAGCAACTTCGTTACACGGGTTGTCATACATTGTGGTATACATGTTGTGCGCCTTTGCGGGCTTCTTCTCGTTTCCCAGAATACTGAAATATTTTTTGATTTTCAGGTTACCTTGCCGCATTGTTATACGCCCATGCAACGGCTCGTGTAGCCTCATTTACCAGTTTACGTGTTGATGGAAAACCTCGGGTGTCTGCGTGTATCTCCCCAGCCAGTTCCGCAACCTCATGGGCTGTGATCGGATATCCAGCCTTGATCGCATTGGACGAAATCGAGGTCATTATGGAATACAGGGTGTGATACCACTGGTCGCCAGATGTTGCGGCTTGATAAGTTGCCAGTAATTTTTTGTTTATGAATGGACAATCCTTAAAAGATCGCCACTTGATTCCAGACGTATTTGATGCACTGGCCTTCTTTTGGCTTATGATCATTTCTTGTAGGTCTGATGGAAGCTTGTCAAAGAATGACTTGCCGTCATTGGCTGGCACATAAGGATGCTTGGCCATCAGCTGTTTGGGATTGATGGGCTGGCCTTCATTGATAAAAAAGAAATTATAGGCACCTTCATATTGACCCGGACGAAAATACATTCTGGCGGGGTCGCAGGTTTGTTGGTCAGCCATCCCATTGGTTTCTTGTGAGATTGCGTACCAAAAAGCGCGAATTTCCGAAGCGGACACAACATCGGTCAAGGGAAATACTAATCTGAATTTTGGGTGTTCTTTAGTCGACGATGCTGTTGAATAACAAATGTAGTGATAATCTTCGATAATTTCCAGAGCTTTTTCAGGAGCACCTTCATAATTATCCACGTCCAAGAAACACACACCATGCCAACCAGTAACGCCAGCATTGCTCCGACTAGCGCCGTCCCCATAAATAGCAGGAGACAACAACTCAGCATCAATAGGAGACACAGGCTGATTTTTTTTAGGTTTTCTTGCGGGTAAGTTAAAAGCTCCACAAAGATATTCCTCAACTCCATGAAAAGAGGAGAACGATACGGTTTTTTCTGTGGTGCGGTCATATGTGTTCTTAAACCTCGTGAGTTTGATTTCCAGAAAAGCCTCCATTGTATAAATAACTGTGAGCCCGCGGGATATGAGGTCCCCGGCTCCCTAAACATTCTAACAGAAAGAACTTCCCATGTCCAGCAAAACTATTTATTCGTCTCGTAATATAGCCATACAATCAAATGGTAAATTTTACAAAGGAATACCTTGTAAAAACTGCAAGAACACCACTAAATATGTATCTGGTCATTCGTGTGTTGATTGTGTAAAATCCACGAGTGGGAAAAGTAACAAGGTTGATAAGCATGGGAGGGCGCTTTATTCAAAGGCATATCGTAAAGCGAATAGAAATAAAATCTATCACCAGCGATGTAAATACAAAACTGAAAATAAAGCAATATTTGCAGAAATGTATGCCAGACGAAGAGCTGATAAATTAAACAGAACCGTTAAATGGTCTTGTAAAAAATCCATTTTATTGATTTACGGTTGGGCAAAAATTGCGTCTATAATAAGTGGTATCGATCACCATGTAGATCATATAATACCACTAAAAGGAAAATCTGTAAGTGGTTTACACGTAGAGAACAACCTGCAGATTTTACCATATTGGGAAAATCAAGCGAAATCAAATAAGTTCTAGTATCATATTTCCTTGTTCACAATTAGTACGTTCTCGACGTCATGAAGAATGTCTTCTGGATCGATCAATAATGGGTCGGGCCATATTTGTGTGAAATCTGCCCGTGCTCCAAATACGTCAAAAATTGGGGTGTTGTCGATTGTGTGACCATCGTTTGATAATAGAATGTTCAAAGGTATATAGTTCGGCATCGGATCAAACGTGATTGCCTGCTCATCTCCGTATGGGTTCAATTCAGGGTTGATTACATAGGTCGGAACGCGAGCGATAGATCCCATCCACAGAGCCCAATACCCACCCAAGCCTTGGCCCATCAAAAGTTCAATGTCATGAAAGGGAACCGCGGTCTTGATGTCTTCGTATATGAAGTCAAAGAGTATGGTTTTATTTTCATCTGAGTCATAGGCCACAACGTGAACGCCATCACCCAACTGCCCATTTAGGTATTTACCCAGCAGGCTGTTCATTTCTTTTCTGTCTTGGATGAAAACTATCATTGCGATCCCTTTTGTTATTTCCCACCATACCACATAATCACCCCAACGTCAATTGGGAGCGAAGCCAAACATGGATAATTTAAATACTTTTTCGGCTTCCCAGCCAGTGGCACCTAAAATCGCATCCATTGGTTTAAGATACGTTTTTTCGAAGTTTAGTTCATAGTCGATATATTGTTCTAAATCAAGCTCTTTCGGCAGCTGGTCAGGGAATGCAATTACATTGCTAAACAATGGATTAGGCATCTTTAAGTAGATCAATTTGATGCGATCCCCATTACGGATTTTGAAATACTTTCCTTCAAGGTCATAATCGTCCAGAGCCTTGTTGTACACAAGGGACGCCCGCACATGATAGGGAAGGCCACTGTCTCCCAGTTTCCATTTGATTACATCGGACACACCGCGGGGCATGGCTGCCTTTTCTACTGGCAAGGCTCTGTATTCACCTTTGAACTTTTTAATTTCTTCTTGCATCTCAGCCTCGGTTGCGCGCATTACCAGCTCACAACTTGCCTTCAGCATTTTGCGAACAACGGTAGGGGTGGCAGAAGACACAACCTGAATGCCCTGAATTTTTATTTTGGGCTTGGCATATCGTACACCCTCATTATCATGAACATCAAGAATATATCTTTTTTTCGCTGTCCATAAACCTCTAGTTGCAATAACCTCACGGTCCATATCCATGCGAGGTTTGAATGCACTCATGTGCCTGAACATGTCTTCGTATGCCGCCTTGATGCGTTTTTCAACATGCTTGCAAAATGTGTCAAGAAATTCGACCGGGTCTTTTGGATTGACTGTATTGACCACCTTCTCCATATGGACATAACAAGAATCTGTATCAATCGCGATGATGAAATCTTCATCTGTCGTCTTCAGCAATTTATTGATGTAATCGTTCACCGCCCGTTCGGCTGTTTTGATTGCGTACTGGCCTGAAAGCGTGATGCCTTCCGCCATACGGGTGTCATACCACCGGAAGTATGCACTGCCCATACTACCATAGATTGAATTGAGGAGAATTTTTAAGGCCATCTGAAGGTTGCCATAATTGGATTCATCTCGTTTGACCTTAGCCATTTCGTCGGGGCAATGGTTGGGATCGGCCTTCATCTCTTCGATACGTTTCTGGCATGCAATCATTTTTCGCTTGAACTCTTTACGTTCGTCAAATATACCTTCCACAATCTCAGGAATAAACCCCTGATGATCTTTTCGGTACTGGCTGCCATTTGCGGCCATGGAGTAATCAGGATTCGAGGGTGTATTGGTCTTGTCAATACACCCAGACACGTCCACACCTTCCACAGCACCCGGAACAATCGTGTCCGGGCTGATATTGTATTGAATGATCAGATTAGGATACAGGGACGCCAAGTCAAAGGAGCAAACCCAATCGTACATGCCCGGCACCGGGGGCTTGACGTACCCACCATCATATTTGTCCTTGGTGAACACAAAGGGTCTGGCATCCAATAGAATATTTTTCTGGCGCATATGGCGCTCGATCATAGATGACCAGACTCGAGTCGTACCGAAGGCATCATTGAAGTTTGTGCCAGCCTTGTAAGCAATTGTCATGGCGAGATTGATCAGGCCGGACTCGGTTTCCATGTCTTCCACAAGAACGGAGTCGGTGATGCCATAGTCCACAAATTTCTGAAAATTATTTTCGTACAGGTCTTCCAAATCATGATATTCATCAAAATCGATCTTGGTTCGTCCGTCCAGAACTTCGCTCGCAACCGTCTTCAGTTTGGCATTTTCCAGTTTCTTGTATTTTAGACCAAACTTCTTGAACACCATCATATAATCAAGGTGGGGAATACCCATCAAATCCCAGACGTCATCTTCCCGACCGGTCAAGCGATCTATCCGAACTCTGTGTGTCACGACCTTCCATGGAGACAAAAGCTTTGCTTTATCCTCACTCATGAGCTTCATGATGCGATGATACAAATACGGGATGTCGTAGGCTTCTGTGTTATAGCCTGTCAAAACATCGGGGGTGTGAATTGGGTCATTCCAGAACGTCAGGAATTGTGATAATAGATCGATCTCGTCTTCGCAGTGGTGGTAGACAATATTTTTGTTGTCCACATTCTCCACAACGGCCTTGGACGGATCATAGACCTTAAGACCCCAGACATGCACCTCAGGGCGTAGATTGCTCTTCAGCTGAATAAGGGTCACCACACCGGTGGAATCGGCTGGTGTTGCGCCGTACTTCCCGTCAGGGCCTTTTGCGTTCTCGATATCCAGAGACGTCACGTTGATCAGAGAGAAATCAGGCTTAATCTTGTCAGGGAATTCCTCACCGATGTATGCCGTTGGATAGTGGGTATTCCCACAGATCACAAAGTTTTCGATAGCATCATGGGAATTGAGAAACTTCTTGCAGTCCGTCATACTATCAAACGTTGTGGGATGGAGGTATTTTCCTTCCAGACTACGAAGAAGCGAAGGCTCCTTAGAAGCAAGATACAGGGTTGGTCTGTACTTTATTTTCTTCTGGATTCGTTTGCCGTTTTTGTACCCGCGATATAAAATGTTTCCGCGGTATCTCTCTACGGAGGTGTAAAAATCATTCATCGGTTCGTATAACATAAATAAGCATAAAAGTCAATCGTAGGGGTGCCAAATTGTGAAAAACTTTATTCAATTTTTGAAAGAGGACCGGGACTGGTTCACTGCGCTGCAGTCCCAGAAATTCAAAAACAGCAAACAGGCAAAGGCGTGGGTTGAAAAGAATGTTCCGGGTGCTCAAAAATTAGACAGGGGCATAAGCGATGCCGTGAACAGGCGAGCCACCATATATATGTTGTCCGGTGTTGTTATCAGAATATCCAACACCAAAGATAAGGCATACGAAAAGTTTGGCCACTGGGTTAAGGGAAACGGTTCCAAAAACTTCCCTAAAATACATTATCACAAAACCATCTCTGAGGGTATAACCATTACTGTACTAAAACGGTATCAGTCATTGGGTACCACTACTGATACCGCAAAAGTTTTGCGGCAATTTACCAGACAACTGAATAGTAATCCCCAAGTAGAATTGGACTGGCTTAAGAAAAACAACCCATCCCTGAGAACTGCTATGCGCGATGTTGCCCAATGGGCCAAGTCTAAAAAACTCAACCTTGATCTTGGAAATATCAATAATTACATGCAGGATGAAAATGGCACTGTGGTCATTATCGATCCTGTTGCATAAAAAAAGGGGGCCGAAGCCCCCTAAATTATGCGTTGCATCTGGAAACACCAGTGCGGTATTCTTTTATCGGTTTCCAACCTTGCTCTCTCATGAGATTTGCCCATTCTCTTCCATGGTCATATAAACCATTTAGTGTTGCATTAACATAGTGGGCGGCTTCATGTGCCGCAAGATTTCGGCTAACTCTCTTCGGGAGTTTTAAAACACACGGATCGACTTGAATCACACATTCATTGTCTGTGCAGACAAGTGCAGCCATTGCCCTTTCGGGTAGGCCTGTTTCGTCAAATCTAACCTTTACATCATCAATATTATGTGCTGAGATAAATGTAGTCACGATGGCTACAAATTCGACAGGTGTCATTCCTTTTCCTCCTGTTTTCCACAAGAGGACAACGTCATCATCAAATCAAAATTAACATAAAGCGCATCAATTGTTGCCGCTCCAGTAGATTGTTGTTGACGTACTATTTATATCAGGCGGTTTCCACCATATGAAGTATTTGGGTTACACACTCTTCAACGTATGTTTTCTCTCGATTATTTTGGATAAGGTAATCTTCCCGGATAGAAGAAATTTCACGTTCTGATACGTGTTGGGAAGTCTCCCCGATATCAATTCGATTATCGCGTTCAACCCTAACCAGAATACCGCCATTGGATTTGATCCATTTGGCTTCGTTCATAAAGCGGACATCAGCAATGACCATATGGTGAGATTGTTGCAATTTAAGTTCGGCCTTCTTGAGCCAGAAATCTTGTCTGATGCAATTGCGTGCCCATTCTGTGCCAAAAGTTTGATAGGCTTGACGAGGGGACACACCCCAAAATGGGTCGATAACTTCTTTCAGATCACCGTCGGAATGTCTTTCATCCCAACCCATCAATTCATTCACACTGGCCTTGATCGGGGATGCAAATGAATATTTTTCAGTAACTTCATCGGGAGCATGTTTATTCATGTGATCCACAAAAAAGTCCGCGGTTGTATCTTTTCCTGAGCGGGCATAACCCACCAGTCCGATTATCATAATATGGTCCTATTTGTTATTCAGGTTTCTTGGCGTTCCCTATAGAATATTTGGCCTCTAGGGTCCAATTGTCTTTATCGCTATGTTTGATCACCTTGATATCACGCCTTGGGACCATGTCTCCCTCACCAAGAGGCTTCACGATTTTCAGGAGCTTCCAAGATTCCAGCATCGATGCGATAGTGTTACGGCGCTGGATGTCATTTTCGGTAATGTTCGTGTCTTTGCCATCCAGCGCGAAAAGCTCTTTGAAATGAACAATGTAGTAAAACCCTCGTTTGTGGAGGATATGACAAGATTGATACAATTTCTTTTTGTGGCCTGACGGGACACCCATTCTCTCTAGGGTCTCTTTGACCAAGAGGAATGAATCAGGTTCCTTCAGTTGGATTTCAAGCATTTGGTCAGGTGACCAGTCTACGTTAGGACTTGGGCTCATTTTATAAATTCTCCATTCACATGTTACATCAACATGATATTATTTATAAAACCCTAGTCGCGGCCTCCCAGATAAGATTTGGTTTTGAGTTCATCGAGTTCGGCTTGGCTTAGGAGGCGCATTGTCTCCCTTGCCTTGTCCTTGTTGATGTCAAAATATTCCATTACTGCCTCAAGTTCTTCCAATGTGCCGGTCTTGGGCCATTTGGCATACCGCTTTCTTTTACGCACTGTGTGTAGGTAAAAGTCGTATTGGGCTCGATGTGACAAGCCGGGTAACAGGTTCATTTCCGAGGCAAGGAAGATTGTGTCAGCAAAGTACGAGAGACTTCTATTCGTTAGAAATGGAACATAGGCCTTCTCATCTTCGGGTGACTGCATGATGTCCTTCTTAGAGAAGTTCAAATCATTGATCAAATCGAATGGTTTTACAGCCATTCAAGTCTCGTCATCAATTCAGTCATGCATGCCCTTGTGTTTACTACCTGATCAACAGCGAATGCAGATTTATAACTCCACTCGCCAATGATCATGGCAGCAATCGGCAGGGTCTTTTTATCAACTCCCAAACGGGATAGGGAATTGTAGACCCCGCCGAATATGTCAGCCGG